CATGCTCGGCGTCACCGACGAGCAGAAGGTCGACAGGTACGGGCGCACAGTCCCCCACTCCCGGCTCGTGCTGATGGACGAGTGGCGGTACAACCCGAAGGACCACGGCGACCTGCGCCTGACCGACGCTGCCCTGTCGCAGCGGTTCCGCGACTGGCTGCCGAAGGACCACACCCCGTACCCGCTGACCATCGCCCCACGGTTCCTGATGCTCGACCCGGCCGCCGCGTCCATGCACATGCAGATGCAGCAGGACCTCCGAGGCACCGGCCTCTCCCCCTGGCCCGCGGTGAACGATGTCCTCCCGGGCATCAAGACGATCGCGAACCTGCTCGACAACGACCAGATGATCGTCACCGACCGGTGCGAGGGCTGGAACGCCGAGGTCACCGAGTACCGGTGGGACGCGAAAGCGACCGACGCCGGCGAGGACGTGGTCGTGAAGGAAGACGACCACTCCCTCGACGGCGGCCGGTACATCACCCACTCGACCGAGAACTACTGGCGGCCGCAGTTCGCCGCCTGACCCGAAGGGGAACACATGCCGATCCCCGACCAGAACACCCCGTGGCTGCCCGCCCCGTGGGACTACGCGTACCGGTCGTTCGCGGAGAACGACGCCTGGTACACGGGCGACACCGCGGCGCTCGCGAAGATGTACGGGCGTGAGGGCGCGACGCGCTCCACGCACGTCCGCAACGGCCAGCAGATGCAGGGCGGTCTCGTCGGTGCGGCGTCCCGCATGTTCTGGGGGCGCCCCGTCCCCGCGAACGAGAACCGCGCACGCCTGCACGTCCCAGCCCCGGCGGATCTCGCCGCGCTCGCATCGGATCTCGTGTTCGCTGAGCCGCCCGAGGTGCGCCTCGAGTCCCCCGGTGAGACGAAGCTTCGCCGCGACGGGAAGGCGCAGACGCGCCTCGACCTCATCGCGAACGGCGACGAGGCACACGCGACGTTCAACCAGATGGGCGAGCTCAAGTCGGCCCTCGGCGCCGTCGCTCTCGTGACCCGCTGGGACACCGACGTCGCCGATCACGTGTGGCTGGAGCCGTCCGCGGCCGACGTCATCATCCCGACGTTCCGCATGGGGCGTCTCGTCGAGTGCACCATGTGGTCCGAGTACGTGAAGGGGTCGGTCTACTACCGGCACCTCGAGCACCACGCCGTCGGCATGATCGAGCACGCCCTGTTCGCCGGGTCGGAGAACAACCTCGGCCGCCGGGTGCCACTCGCCGAGATCCCCGAGACCGAGACGTACGCGGCGATCGTCGACGCGGACTCCCGCATCCTCACCGGCATCGGCCGTCTGACCGCGGTCTACAACAAGAACATGCCGACCGCGGCATGGCGGAAGAAGGGCGTCCTCGCTTCGACGGGCCGCTCCGACTTCGCGCAGCTGCACGGCCTGTTCGACTGGCTCGATGAGACGTTCTCCTCGTGGATGCGTGACCTGCGCCTCGGCGCCGGCAAGATCCTCGTCCCCGATGCTGCGCTCGACTACGGCATCGCGGGGCAGGGCGCGTCGTTCGACAGCGGCCGGGAGATCTTCGCGGGCCTGAACATGCCAGGTGAGCCCGGCAAGGTCGCGTTCGACAAGGTGCAGTTCGACATCCGTGTTGACGAGCACGAGAAGACGGCGTTCGGCATCTACCGTGAGATCCTCCGCAAGGCCGGGTTCTCTCAGTCCGCGTGGGGCGACTACGCCGGTGAGCGGCAGCAGACCGCCACCGAGATCGACGCGAAGGACAAGGCGTCCGAGCGCACCCGCGACAAGAAGATCCTGCAGGAGCGCGTCGCGATCGGTCGTGCCGCTTCCGTGGCGCTCGAGATCGACGGGCTGATCTTCCCGGGTAAGGGTGGCGGCAGGTTCGACCAGCCGTCCGTGATCTTCCCCGACGTGTCCCAGGAAGACCCGGAAAAGCTCGCCCGCACCCTCACGCTCCTCGACACCGCTGCGGCGATCTCGCTCGAGCAGAAGGTGCGCCGTGCGAACCCCGACTGGGAAGACAAGCAGATCGGAGACGAGGTCAAGGCGATCCGCGCCGAGCGTGCGGTCCTCGACCCGGCAACGTTCGACGGCGACGACCCTGACGGCGAGGAAGGTGACGACCTCGATGGCGACGGAGCTTGAACGACGGCGCGAGCTGTCCCGGCTCAAGAAGACCGAGCTGATCGACTGGATCATCCAGATCGAGACCGCGCACGCCACCACGGCCACCGCGATCGGCGCTCTCCGTGACCGGGTCACCACCGCGTACGAGGAGGTCTGAGGATGCGCACTCGTCACGCTCGAGAGATCCGCCTCGGCATCACCCTGTTCCGGCTGAACTGGCCCCGCTTCGGCTACCGCAACGCTGACACCCTCATCCCGTCGCTCACTCGCGCCACATGGCGTCGACTCGAGGAACGCGAGTTCGAGAGGGCAAAGCCGACCCGCGGCTGATCGGAGGGCATCGTGGCGCTGTTCGTCCCGAACCCTGAGCGGGAGTCCGTCGAGGAGCTCATCGAGGATCTGTCGGTGTACCTCGCCCAGCGGTACCGGGACGCCGAGGATACGCTAATCCGTGAGGTCGCGAAGCAGGCAGTCCGTGACTTCCAGCTCGCGTCGCTGCTCCCGACCGCCCCCGGCGGCATGGGGATGACGGCGGCCGAGCGCCGCCACTGGAACCGCATCAACGCGGAACTCAACGCACACCGCGCGCAGGCGACTCGTGAACTGCAGGCCAGGGCGATGCAGATCGTCTCTGACCTGCGCGGCGAGGGGCTCGCGGAGCGGCTCGTGCAGATCGCCGCGACCGAGGGTGAAGCGGCAGCCGCCGCTGTGCTCCGGTTCGCTGGCCTGAACGCGGTCGCCCCGATCGTCGGCACGTCGTCACAGGCGGTCGCGATGGTCGCTCTCTCGCTGGAGTCTCGCCTCGAGGTGCTGAACCAGCGCCTCACCCGCTACCCGCAGGACGCGTACCAGCGGGTCGTGGCGATGTACTCACCGAACACGCTCCTCGGGGTCACGACGTCACGAGTGCAGCAGGCGTCCGCTGTGCAGCGGTTCCTGTCCGAGGGCATCACCGGGTTCGTCGACAAGGCGAACCGCCGGTGGACGATCGGCGCGTACGCGGAGATGGCCGGACGGACCACCGTGAACCGGGCGTTCAACGACGCCGGGATCTGGCGGATGGGGCAGGCGGGCATCAACCTCGTCACCGTCGTCCGCGGACTCGACTCGTGCCGGAAGTGCGCGGCATGGGCGGGCAAGATCCTCTCCACCGACGGGACAACGGGCGTGATCAATCTGCCACACGCCACGATCGACGGCGTCACGGTTCCCGTGCACATAGCCGGGACCGTGGAGCAGGCCCGCGCCGCGGGCTGGGGGCACCCGAACTGCCGGTGCCGCCTCGTTGCCTACTCCCCCGGCCTCACGGTCCCCCAGGGCGACACCACGTACGACGAGGTCGCCGAGAAGGAACGCGCACAACAGCGGGCCCTCGAACGGGAGATCCGGTCAGCGAAGCGCCGTGAGGCGTCCGCGATGACGGACACCGACCGTCGGAAGGCCGCACAGGACGTGCGCGACGCCCAAGCGGAGATGCGGGACTTCATCCGCGACACCGGCCGGAAGCGCCAGTCGTACCGTGAGCAGCTCGGGTTCGCCGACGGCCGCGGTCCAGCATCACGCCCCGCCTCACCTTCGACTCCTACGCCGCCTCGGCCGCTGATCGCCAGCGACCGGGTCTCCGCCCGCACACTCCGCGACGTACCGCCGACCTGGCGCACCTCGCAGAGCGTCCCCGACGGTGCCTTCCCCCGCCCGCACGAGCTCGCGACCGGCGATCGTCTCGCCCGGGCCGGGATCAACGTGCAGTGGCGCGTCGAGGACTTCACTCACGGGGTGAAGAACCCGGACGTCACGATCGACGGTCAGGTGTGGGACTTCAAGAGCCCCGAGGGCGCCGGGAAGAACACGATCTCGAACCAGTTCTCGCGCGCGAAGGAACAGGGCGTGCGCCGTCTCGTCCTCGACCTCGCACGTAGCCCGCTCGACGGGCCGACCGCGCTGGCCGAGACTCGCCGCCGCCTGGCGGGGAGCGACTGGTTCACCGAGGTGATCTTCATCGACCGCGCGGGCACTGTGACCCGGCTCACCAAGGAATGACGAACGCGGCCCGGCTGTCCGAGGGGACTGCCTGCCGCGTTCACCACGATTCTACATCGCCCACCTGGGCGGTGGATAGACCATCCCGGCGGGGGTCAACGCGGCAAGTTCGCCATGTTCTGCTCCCCGCGAAGGCTGCTCATCACTGCGTCCACCTTTCGGCGCTAGGCAGACCTGCCCCCGCCGGGATCAATCAAACACGCGCCGCCACCAAGGACGTGCAGCCAGTTCGCGCCGCGCGTCATAGAGCTTGTTGAGGGCCGCGTTCCGGTGCGTTGAGGAATGCCACTGGACCAAGCTGGCGATCACGCCGTAAATCAGCACGAATCCGCCGCCGGCGAGAATCCCCATCTGGACCCACACTTCCTCCGGGTTCAGAGCGATCAACGCCGCGATGAGCCCCAGACCCAGCGCCTCGAACGACACCGCATGAGCGATCGCGATCCCTTCCTGCTGAACCTCCGCCTCGAGAACGGAGATCAAGTACTCGACGTCCTCTACTCGAGGTTCCCCCGGGCTCGACAGGTACGAGGTTGCCGCATCTGCCGCGTTCTTAGCCGGACGCTGAGGTGCTAGCTGATCTTCCGCGCTCACGGCTCCACCTTCCCACATGCTCCGTGCCGTCGTCGGCCCTGCACTGCGACGGCACGGCCCCCGCTTCCTCACGCGCAGGGCGTCGAGGTCACCGATGAGCAGGAGGCTCACCATGGCAACACCCACGAAGTACCGGCACCCGGTCGCGATCAACCGCGACGGCATGGCCCAGATCGGCCGGACGCTGTTCCAGCTCCGCGGCATCCGCTTCGCCGACGGCGAGGGCGGAGGCGCCCCGGCCGCTCCTGCCGCACCCGCGGCGCCCGCGGCCCCGGCTCCTGCTGCACCGGCCCCGACCGCTCCTGCAGCACCAGCCGCCCCCGCACCGGTCGCGCCGCCCGCCGCACCCGCCGCTCCTGCGCCGATCAACTACCAGGGCAGCCCGGATGAGTACGTGCGCGAGCTTCGCGGAGAGGCGAAGACGCACCGTGAGGCGCGGGAGGCCGCCGAGAAGCTCGCCACTGAGCGCGAGCAGGAGAACACGGCCCTCGCCTCGGAGCGCGATCAGCTCCGCCGCGAGAACACGGTCATCCTCCGTTCGCAGGAGCTCGGCGCGAAGGCGGCCGCGCTCCTGGACTCGAAGGAGTTCACCACAGCTTTCGCCGCTGTCGACCTCGCGGATTCCGCGGCCGTCGACAAGGCGATCACCGACGCGCTCGAGAGGAACTCGGCGTTCAAGGCAGGACCCATCCTCCCCGGCACAAGCGGTGGCGGGCATCAGGGCGGATCCGGCACCACACCCACCCCGACCCTGATCGGCGCCGTCGAGGCGCGGATGCAGGGCTAACTCCCCGGAAGGGAGATGAATCATGCCCGTTACCCTCGCTGAGAGCAAGAAGAACGCTGTCGAGGACCTCGACGTCGCCGTGATCGACGAGTTCCGCAAGGAGACCGCGATCTTCGACAGCCTGGTCTTCGAGGACGTCGTCAACCCCGTCGGTGGCGGCGCGACGCTCGACTACGGCTACCGCCGTCTCGAGACGCAGCGCAACGCCGCGTTCCGTGCCTACAACACGGAGTACACGCCCGAGCACGTCACGACCACGAAGCACTCCGTCACCCTGGCTCCCCTCGGTGGCTCGTTCGAGGTCGACCGCGTGCTCGCCAAGGTCGGACCCGCCGCATCGGGCAGCATCGCGCTGAACATGCAGCAGACGATCAAGGCGACGACCACGAAGTTCCAGGACGCCGT